GTTACCGTTAGCTGTTTTACATTATACTGAAGCGCAAATAGCTGCTAAAGTTTTAGGTGCTAAAAGCATTGAAAACATTGAAGCTATGGAATGGGAACCTAAAGTACCATCTACATTGAGGGTCAATAATAAAAGAGTACTTAATTACTATATATATTCAGATTGGAAATCTATTCCATCAATTAAAGTTAATTTATGTGGAGTAGAGCATATTATTGCCAAAGGCGGTATTCATGCAGCACAGCTTAAATCACATTTTGATTGGGCATATTATTTAGACGTTAGCGGATATTATAATTTAGTGATGATGAATTATGATTTATTCTCACGAACAATACCTGAAGAAGGTAAAAAGTTATATGAATATATGTATCATGAACAATTGAGACTAAAGAAAATAGACCCAATTAAAAGAGGTGTATATAAAACTATTTTATTAGCAGTTTTTGGTGCATCAACAAATAAATACACAGATTTCTATGACCCTAATAAAGGTAAATTAGTTACTATTTTAGGTGAAATGTTTTTAGTAGATTTATTAGAAAAATTAGAAGGTAAAATCGGATTAATTCAATCGAATACTGATGGTATTATTATCAAACCATTAGAAGGTGTTACAGAACAAGAATTAAGAGATATTACCGATGAATGGCAGCAACGCACTGGTTTCGTTCTTAAATTCGATAAAATTTATGATATTTATCAAAGAGATGTTAATTGTTATATGTATCGAGATGAGAGTGGTAAAATTCACGTTAAAGGTAATGCTGTCAAGTATTATAATCAATGGGAAAATCCATTTCCAGAAGATGCATATACATATAGCTCACCATATATTATTCACTATTGTATAGTAGAGTATTTTATGAATGGCATAGACCCAAAAGATACGATTGAAAAATATAAAAACGAATTTAGAATGTTCCAATATATTCTAAAACCAGGTACATTTGACCATCTCACATTTGAAGATGGAAAAGAGATTATTAAATTACAGAATATTAATAGGTGTTTTGCTTCAAAAGAACCTGGAACAATTTATAAAAATGATAATCACAGACATAATCTATATCCAGATTTGCCAGAAAAAGTATTTGTATATAATGAGTCATTAAAAGATAGTTTAATATGGGCTATTGATTATGATTGGTATATAAAACGAGCATGGAAAGGTATTTCAGAATTTAGAAAAGATTACGAACAATTAACACTATTTTAAATTCTGTATATAATAATATTGTAAGGGCCACAAAAACTTCCAGAAATCCATACCACATCCTTACACTAAAGTAGCACTAACTCTTCTAATGACAGCATAATTGAGTGCTACTTTTTTTAATAGTAAATTATTAACAATATAAAATAATTACAGGAGATAGAATATGAAACTAAGAGACATTATTGACTTAATTAATTGTGAATTTAATATGTATATCCGTGGTATCAAACTTATTAATAATAGGATTGAACCAATTCCACGAGACTTATTAAATTGCGATGTCGAAAAAATCGACTTTAGTGATTATATTGATATTTATTTAAGAGAATGTTAAGAGACTATCAGCAAATAATGTACGATGAAATATGGGAAAAGCTGCATAAATATAATAGTGTTTGTGCAGTTTTACCTTGCCGTAGTGGTAAATCTTACATAATGAAAGAAATATGCGATAATGCTGAAAAGAAACATAGCAATGTATTAATATTAACTCATAGACGATTATTATTAAAACAACACAGTGAATTAATTAAAAACGTTCGATATGAAACACCGTTTAAAGAAGCTCATCATTTAGGTGAATATAGCAAACCAGATTTAATTATTATTGATGAAGCACATATCAGTGGTGCCGAGTCATATAGAAAAATCTGCGATTATTATAAATGTAAGAAAGTATTATTCACAGCTACTGCTAAACGAATGGATAATAAACCATTACAATGCGACTATATCATTAATGGCATTAGTGCTGATGAATTAATAGAACAAGGTCACGTAAGTGATTATGATTTATATGCACCTAAATTAAATATTGACCTATCAAAAGTATCTATGAATGGTGCTGATTTCAATAATGAACAGTTAGGTGAAACGATGTGCGACCGTAAAATTTACGGTGACATCATTAAATATTATAAAGAGTTAGCAGATGGTAGGCAAAGTATCGCTTATTGTGTTAATATTAAACACAGTAAAAGTATCTGTCAGTTGTTCAATGATAATGGAATACCTGCATGTCATATGGATGCAAGCACATCTGAAGCTGAAAGAGAACGCCTGATGAACGATTATAGAGCTGGTAAGTATATGATATTATGTAATTGTAATTTAATCTCTGAAGGCATTACATTACCTGAATGCGATTGTTGTTTATTATTACGTCCTACACAGTCTGAAACTTTATATATTCAGCAAGCTTGTAGATGTCTTACACCACGTATCGGCAAACGAGCAATTATTATCGATTATGTTGGCAACGTATATACTCATGGAATGCCTACAGAGAAACGAGAATATTCACTGACACATAATACTAAAATACGTAATGCAAGTAGAGAACCAGATGTCATTGTGAGAGAATGTAAAAACTGCTTAAGAGTTTATAAAGGCAATGCACCTATCTGTCCATATTGTGGAAATGACAATAAAAAAACTCAACAACAAATTAAAGAAGATAGAGATGCTGAATTAATACAAATTAAAAAAATAGAAAAGCAAAAATATAATTATGAAAAATCTCAATGTCGAACATTAGAACAATTAATTAATTTTGGTAAAAAACACGGTATGAAATATCCATATTTATGGGCTAAAAAAATAATTGAAGCAAGGAGGAATAAAATCAATGGCGTATAAAAAGTGTTGTATTTGTGGTAGATTGATTGACGGACATGCACATAATGCAGAACCATACAAACGCGGAATATGTTGCGGACAATGTAATGCAAATATAGTTATACCTGCAAGAATGAATAAAATGTTAAAAAATAGAAAATAATTATTTACTTTATATTACATTTATATTACAATGAACTCGTAAGAAAGCAATGGTGAGGTAATTATAGTATGTCAGAGAAATTAAATGAAGCTATTAAATTAATCTTAGAGATGCTCAGAGAGTCGAAAGACCCTGAGAATAGGTATTATTTAGCAATGGCTCACAATGAATTAATGAAGGTATATAATAAATATGAGAAATAGGCTTAAATTAAATTTATTAAATGATTTACTAAGGGTAGAAAGTGATTTAGTGGAACTTACACCAAAACAACACAAAAAGTGTATGAAACACGTTAAAAAACTAGAAGAACTAGCGGAGAAATATTATGAGTAAAGGATTAGAAGATTTTAAAGAATTAAAGAAAACAACTTGTTTTTATTGCCAATATCACATTCACGAAGAATGTGCAAATGATGAATGTATTTGGAACAATGTTGAAAAAGAACTTAAATCATTAGACATTATTAAAGAAAAAGGTATTGCATTCTTAGTGCCAGAGAGTGATTATAACAATGAACGCATTCATATTGAATTATACACGAATACATTAACTAAGGAACAGTTGGCATTGATTAAGGAGGTCTTAGGATTATGAACGAAGATAATACATTAGGCTTTAAGATTAGTTGTGAACCACAAATAAAGCCATTAAATGATAACACGATAAATATCGCTGATAAAATTGTTTGTGGTAGAGTAAAAAGCACAAACGAACTTATTGTCGAACAAATCCACTCAATTATGGAAGATAATAATATCACTGAGTTTTATGGAATTGATGAAAACAAGGTTTTACAACTCATTAAAGAACACCAAGCGTTAGAGATTATTAAAGAGAAGCGAGTTTGGGTTGATGCTTTAATTGAAATGTCGTTGAAGGAATATAACCATTATTGCAAATATGTTTGGAATATGCCTGAATTAACTCAAAATGAATACGACCTGCTCAAGGAGGTATTATTATGACGTTAGTTAGTACATACGAAGAAGATAATTATAAAGAGTGTATTTACGAATACGGCGAATATATTATCGAAGAAACGTATTATTGTGAAGATGACTGTAGACATCACCAAGCGAGAGTTTTATTAAATGGTACAGAACTTGCGAATTTCAATTGGAATGGATGTTTACAAGAAGCAATGGATTTTATTGATGGGAGAGAAGCATGTTAGCATTAAAAATTATCTGTACTGTGTTTTTAGGTATCTCTGTTATCGGTAGCTTTTTCAAAAATATCGTAGCATTCGAAGGAGACAGAGAAGTATTTGGATTTTCAATTTATGGATGGTTATGGAGGGCGTTAGTAATCGTAACGTTGTGGCTATTATGACATATTATTACGGAGTAGTTTATTTTAATAACGATGAAGCGTCTATCAGCAGACCGTACGAGTCTCTTGATACTTTAATGGAAGATATGAGACGAGGTATAGAAAAACATAGAGATAAAGTCGTAGCAACGAGTTATATCACACGTTCGAAACCTATGACCACGATGGAAATATTGGGCCATCCTAAATCGAGGAATATTATCAAATGACACCTGAACACAAAATAATGAATGAAATCCGATTATGGTGCGGTGAGCACAATATACTATGTTTCAGATGTAACGTCGGTCGTGTTAAAACTGCAGACGGTAAATGGTTCGATACTGGATTACCAGAAGGATTTCCAGACCTACTTATTCTCGATTATAATGGCGTGACATATTATGTCGAAGTTAAGACACCTACAGGTAAACAGAGACCTGAACAAATTAAATTTATGAATGAAATCCGTAAGCGCGGACATATTTATTTAATTGCACGTTCAGTTAATGATATAATGTTTATAGGAGGTGATAATAATGGCTAAATATGAGCAAGATGTAGTTCAATGGATTACAGTTCGTGGAAATCATATTCCTATTAAACCTGGTCAAACTGTTCAACAAGCAATTTCTGAACGTTTTGATGATACAGATGATATTGAAATCGATATTGAAACAGAAGACCTTGATAAAGAAATTGAGTCTGAAACATTATATTATTTTGGTGGTTATAATCCACATCCAGTAACTAAAGAAGAATATGAAAAAAATAAAGATAATAGATATTATGCCGAAATGTCGTTTTCTTTAGAAGATAAAGAGCTTATGAAAAAATTTCTTAACGAAAAAGACGTTGATGAAAATACATTTGGTGAACTATGTCAGAAATTTTATGATAATCTTCCACGAAGATATTCAATGGTAGAAAGAAGAGTTTTATATAATAAATTTAGAGAAGTAGCTAAAAAAAGCTATGAAGCAAAAGCAGGTCGTGTTCTTAAAACAATTCCAAAAGCATCAGATAATTCTTCTGAATATGGATTAAAACAGAATGCTAACGGTTATGTACAATCTATCGAAGCAAAATATAAATCGAAAGAATATAAAGCTTATACATATAACTGTCAACGTTGTGTTATTGCATATGAAATGAGACGTAGAGGTTATGATGTTGAAGCAGATGCCTATGACGAAAATGATAGATTGGGTTATTCGCGTAATAATCTTAAGCGTAGTTTTTTAAATTATACTGATGATATGCTTCATGATTATGATAAACGTCCTGATGGTAATTTATATTCTGGTAAAGGTCAATTATTTAAAGCTATGGAAAATGATATGATGAAAGAACCGGAAGGAAGTAGATTTATATTAGATTGGGATTGGAAAGGTGAAAATTCTGGTCATACAGTTAATGCAGAAAAACGTAACGGAAATATTATTGTGTATGACTCACAGAATGGTAAGAGTCGTCCATTAAAAGAATATTTAAATTTACATAATAATATTAGACCAAGAACTATTACATGGGTAAAAACTAACGATTTAAAATTATCTGGTGATTTGAAAGGAGTAGTAAAATGGAAGCATTAGAAATTTTTGAAGAATATAAACCTATTAAAGCTATTTATGAGAATGATAGTGAATATATCTGTATTCCTGAAACACCTGAAGGTGGTGAACCAATTACTGTGTTTTATAATAAATTATTAGGTAAATATGATAGATTATTTTGGTATGAATATTCACCTGTCGATGATATTGAAACTTCAGAACTGGTGTATGGCGAACCATTAGATTTCTCAGATAAATAATAATATATTACTAACCGTGTAAATTCCATGCACGGTTTTTAATTTGTGAAAAATTTATTAAAAATATATTTCTTTTTTATTATAAATATATTATAATGATAATGTAAGATAGGAGAGTTAAAATTATGGAAAACTTACAAGAAAGAATTAATAAGAAAATCGCACAAATCGAGAAGCTCGAACGTTTATACGTGAAGTATGCTACCGATGCTGAAGAAAAATCTATCATGGACCGCTTCTTAGAAACCGGTGACAGAACCGAGTACAGAGAGTGGTTGAAATCTCACGACCGTTGTTGGGGTGGTGATGCTTGGTCCAAAGCTAACGACCTCTACGATGCTAGAAACACACTCGCTAAATATCAAAAGCAATTAACCGTTGAAACCGATCGTATGAACACTCTTAATCAAATACCTGAAGCACTCATCGAATTCAAAAACAATCTCGTCGATCGTTGGGACAGATACGATGAATGGAGAAGAAACTGTATTCATGAAGATATGCATAAAGAAAACGAAATGGATTATAAAGAATACAAAGCAATGATGTGGGACAAATGGGGTAGAAACTATATGGACCTTGCATTCAGAAAACCAGCAGACGAACATAAATCAAACGTTAAAGATGCAGAAACTCTCATCCTCAATCTTATCAATCGTGTTACTGAACGTGTTGGACAAATCACAGATGCTCAATACCTCAGACTTGATAGAGACAATGACGGATTTTCAATCGTTAATGGTCGCATCATCGGAACTAAAGGTGAATGTCGTGTTGAAAGTATTGGAGCTGGTGGATACAACATCCAAAGATACCACATTCGAGTTCTCGTTCACTAATCAGCAGCCGAAAGGTTGCTTTTTTTTTTGTGTAATTGAACGGAGAGAATCGCGTACGCTCATGCGGAGCACTTTTATACAAAACTATTAAAACTGTTAAATATATAACTATTAAATACTTAACAGTTATATATTAGTTTGATGAGTTTTTAATAGTTTTAATAGTTCTGAGGTTTTTTTAAAAATTTACTATATACGTATAATACAATTTATAGAAAAACTATTAAAACTATTAAGTGAATTCTATAAGAATTTAAAAACTGTTAAAAAACTGTTAAAAAACTGTTAAAACTATTAAAAGCTAGACGCCTAGGATAACCGTGTGTAGACCAGGAGCGCAATATAATTTAAACGGTCAAATATGTGGTTATTATTATTTACAATTCTTACTGTGTGCTTTATAATTATATTGAACATGAGACCAAGTAAACTAACACCTGAATTAATCGATGAAATCTGTAAATGGGTAGCAGATGATGTGCCACTCAGATTTTGTGCTGATGGAGTAGGAATTACTTATAACTGTTTATCTCGTTGGATGGACATCGGAATGAAGGATTTTGAAGCAGAAATAGAGAGTTTAGAGTCCGAATTATTTTGTCGTATCAAAAAAACGTATGCAACTGTCGTTCGAGAGTCTGTCCGAAAAATCAAAAATTGTGATAAAGGTTGGACAGGTGAAGCATGGATACGTCAACGCAGAGATAATGAATTTATGGACAAACAGGAAATTACTTCTGGAGATGAGAAAGTAGTTATTCAACTTGGACATATGAAGGGTACTCGTAAGAGCGATAAGGCGGACAGTTAATGATAACTCTAAATGACGTAGACCTTACACTCGCTGATTTTTCTGATATATGGTTTACTAATTGTGATGCAAGATACAGAGCTCTCAAAGGTGCTCGTATGACAGGTAAAACGTATAATTTTGTGGGTCTGGAAACTATTTTTAAAATATTATCGGATGAGCGTAGAAACATTATGATGATACGTCAGCATGATAAGGATAATTCGAACAGTAACTTTACGATTATTAAATCATTATGCAACAAATTAGGTATCCGTCACTTATTCAAATTTACTAAAAGTCCATTACAAATAGAGCGAAAAGACACTGGTCAGGTTATATTATTCAGCGGTATGAACGATGTTGAGAATATCACATCCACATCTGTTGTAACTGGTTATTGGACCGATATATATTTCGAAGAAGCGAGTCAACTAGAGTCATATGAAGATTTTCGTGTAGTAGATGGTTCATTACGTTTGGATAATACTGTTGACACAGATGGTTTGAACTGTCAGATAACCTTTTTATTTAATGCCTGGGACATCGGACATTGGTTGTATGATATATTCTTTAAAGGTAATTTAGAAGATGACGTAGAGACATTAGAGAATGAACGCTATCAATATAAATACATACCTGATTTTAACTTAGGTAACGGATACGGTTTAGCGTTACATATATCATCGTTTCGTTGTAATAGTTTCAGACGTCCTGAAAAGGATGAGTCTATGTTAATATTAAAACAAACAGCATATGACATCTATAAGGTTGAAGGATTGGGATGTTGGGGTCATATTGGTGATGCGACATATCCATATTTTAATGACTCACTCGTCATACCACACTATAAAGCAATGAATTTCAATTATAGTAGGTTTTTTATCGGCATTGATATCGGTGGTACGAATGGTGAGAATAAAGTGCTTAAAGAGAATTATCGTAGTGCAATGACAATGGAACTTACAGGATTAACTGCTGATAATAGTACTCTCGTATCAATAAATGAATATTTCTATACGAACGAAGGCAAGCAGGTTCATAAGGATGGACCAGAAATTGCTGACGATATGATACAAACGTTAATAAAATGGAGAGAGACGTATTCGTTCATGAGGAATAATATTGTTATATGTTATGTTGAGTCTGCTGACCCTGGTGACTTTCAAGGATTATTACGTGTAAAGGCACAACAGAGAGGCTTAATTAATATTCGTTTCGTTAATTCAACCAAGAACAGAATACAGAGTAGAGTCGACTTCGATAATTTATTAATGGCATTTAGTGAACACTTATTCACAGATTTATGTTATAATTTAATTCGAGAAATAAAAGCATCGAAAAAAGATGAGGAAGGCCATTGTCGAGCAGATGGAAACGACCACGCATTAAATGGTTCCGAATATAGTTGGATACCGATGCTTCCATATATAAAGAGGTATAAGGAGTTTAAGGAGCATTAATGTATGACACTGGCAGAATGGATTAAAAAGAAGATTGTAAAATTTTTAGGGTTAGATAAATTACCTGAGAACCCAAATAATGATAGATTGTTATTTATCAACGATACTGATAATATTAAAGCAGAACAGATTATCGCTAATAAGATATGGTATTTAGGTAATGGTGACGATATTTTGAGTTTTTATACTGGTGAACAGGTAAGTGGATTTAACAATAATCCTATTTACAATCGTAATAAGCGTAATTATTTCTGGTCGAAGAGTTCACAAGAATGTAATATTAAACGTGTTCATAGCGGTATTCCTCATGCAATTATTCAAACAATTACGAATATTGTTGATATGCCGAAAATCACATTAGAGAAACAAGAAATTTGGGATAAAATTGCAGAAGAGAACGATTTTACAAATAAATTCACACAACAAGCTAGACCGTTAACTCTCGCTGAAGGATGGGGTGCTTGGAAAATTAATTTTAATAAGGACCTCTGTAAACATCCGATTTGGGAATATTATGAAGGATTAGATGTTGAATATATTTATAAGTGCGGACTGTTGGTCGGTATGATGTTCAAATCGTATTATAAGAAAGATAACAATAATTACGTATTGATTGAACAACGTTATAAAGCTAATGGTAATTCATACATTGAGTATAATTTATTTAAGTTAGCTAAAAATAATGAAATTATTGAAGCTAATATGGATGATATTCCAGAATTAGCAGATATTCCGCGTGAGAAACAGGTCATTGAAGGTTTGGATATGATTTTAGCAGTACCAAATAGATACTTCTACGATCCATTAAATCCGAAATATGGTAAGAGTATTTATGCTGGTAAATTAGACCTATTCGATATGTTGGACGAAATATGGTCACAAGCATCTCAAACTGCTAGAGTATCTACACCAATCACATGGGTCAATCCTGATGTTATGCAGAGAGGTCCTAATGGTGCTATCGGATATGAGAACCTATACAACAGACAGATTATAATGAAGGAAGGAATTCCTGACGGTGAGGGTCATATCAACGAGGATATTGTAACAGAACAACCGGACCTTAATTTTGATAAATATGGAATGCTCAGTAAAGACGTATTGGATTATATTCTTACTGGTGTATTGAGTCCTGCGACATTAGGTATTGACGTTGCTAAGAAAGATAATGCAATGGCTCAGAGAGAGAAAGAAAAGGTCAGTATTAATTTGCGTAATAATATTATGAACCAAGAAGAACGTACGATTAAGCAGATTGTCACTCTCTCATTGATGATGCAGGAATATATGGACACAGGTTCGATTACGTTAACAGATTATGATATTAATGTTAAATATTGTGAGTTTGCTAATCCGTCTACAGAGACAATGCTACCGATTTTAGGTAATGCATGGAGTCAAGGTCAGATGAGTACGGAACGTTTTGTTAAGATGATGTGGCCAGACGATACCGATGAAGAACGTGCGAAAGAAGTAGCGTGGTTAGACGAGAATAAACAGAAAGATGATTTCGATTTACAAGGATTAATGAATAATGAAGCAAGAACTAACGAAGCTATGGTACCAGGAACAGAAGATGAAGCAGAGGTTGCTGAACCAAAAGAACCAGTACCTGGCGATAATTTATAACGAGACATTAAAACATAAATCAGTTCGTGATATTCACAGAGAATTGTTAAAAGTTACTATTAATCCGAATAAATTACTGCTTGGATATATGCTCAAACTAGCAAATAGAGTTAAAAAACTCGATAAAGGTGCTGGACAGTATTATGGTACAGGTGGATTGGACGTATTAGCAGTCGCTATTTTACAACTATATAGCAAACAGGCTGTAAATTATGCTGCAAGTAAGGTGGTTCACTATGAAGTGCGTAAATATGAGTCAGAACAGAAAGAAATCATATTGAACGATACATTTAAAGAAAATCGAGCTAATGGTAGAATATTTTATGTAGCAAGTAAGCATGCAGACTCAGCTAAGGACCATAAACCGTGGCAAGGATTAGTGTATGTTGATAGATATTGGCATAATTATGACACAGATGGACGATTGAGTAAATATATTCGTGATAATAATATAAGAACGGTACAATGGGTAACTGGTAAACCTGTGTGGTTTATCACTCGTCCTAACTGTCGACACTATTTCACTACTTATAGTATCGATGAAATATTGGATGGTAAATTTTCAGTACCAAATCGTAAAATTGGTGATAAAAGGATGCAGACACCACGAGAAGCTAATTTACAATATTATCAGGATAGATTGAGATTATTGTATACTATGTATAATAAGTATAAAACCGATTTATTAAAGCGACAGATTGATAAAACTCGATTATTGATTACAAAATGGAAGAAGTAAAACAGACACCCAGAGAGGCGAAAATTTTACGGATGATAAATATATTGACTATTTACACATCCTGATTTGTAATTTATAATAAAAATGACTCGGAGGAGGAAAACTCATTTTATGGATGAAATGCCGGAAAATAATGTTGTTCCAACGGCTGGAACTGAACCACAAACAGAAGTAGCTGAGACTCAAACAGAACAAACGCCAACTGAAATATGAGGCT